TAGCTGTCTTTACCTTTTCGTTTTCAAAGAAACCTTCAGTAGCATACGTGTACGCAGAACTATCAATGTACTGTGCAGCCATATCTTGAGCATAAGCTTTTCTAGCTTTTCGCTCAGCGTCTGCAACAATATCTAGGATGTTATCAGGTTGGTCTTCTACTGTAGGATACAAAGAATAGACACGTCTACGTGCTAACTCTGCTGCATCGTCAGAATCGTCCAGTGCATCTGCATATGCTTTACGCATACCTGAAACAAACTTACCTGCTTGCGATCTGTTAAACGCTTTAGGTTCACCTATTGTCATCACTGCATTAGGTAGAATCTCGTTAAACTCATCCTGTCTTGCCAAAGAGTTGATCTCTGCAATAGAGAAGCCATCAGAATAGGGTGTCTCTGCAAGTTCACGCTTAACACTTCTTTTTGTTTTGAAGCCTAACACATCAGCGATAGTACGACCTGTATCCTCTGCTGCAGGTGCTGCCTCACCTAGGAATGCTTTCCGTGCTATGTCTTCATAACCCATCTGCTGATCTAGGTACATAGGATTAAGCTTAACCTGCTCAAGGTTAGGCATGTTAATCAGAGCTTCAATGTCGTCTTTAGGTAGTGCTGTACCTTGTGGCAACCCTGAGTTTTTATGTGCTGCTTCTAATGCTTGAACTAGCTTAGCAATACCATCAGTACCTGAGCCAATAGCTGTCATAATCTGCGCTCTGTCTGCACCGTACAACTCTGCTTGTTTACCTAGTTGTGCTGCAACCTTAGCGCGTTGCTGACGTGTCTGAATAAGCTGGCGATTACGATCTGCTGCAGCTTCTTGCTTTTCTTTATATGCTTCTGCTTCTGCAGCCTTCTTTTGAAAGCCTTCTGTTACAGTGTTAAGAAATGTTCCAGCGAAGTTTTCCCAATCAAATGCCATTATATTAACCTTTCGCCATCAAGCCCTGTGGCTTTTCTTCTTGTTCCATCATAGGCTCTTGTTCAGGTGCCATGCCTTGCTCAGGCTCTTGATTCATAATGTCACTCAACAACTCCACGCCGGGGTCATCAGAATCTTCCATCTCGCTTAGGTATTTAGCAGCTAACGCTTGGAAGCGTGTCTTCTCTTTTGCCTTAGCTTTATCAGTTGGGTTTTCGTTAGACTCTTTAACCTCAACACCCATTTCAGTAATAGCTGCTTTGAGGAAGTGGTGAATGACTGGAGCTACGTTTAGTCCTGCATCAAGAGTATGAATACCACGCATCACACCCTGTAGATAGATAGACTCAACAATAGGGGGTAGGGTTACACCTAGCTCACACATAGCTGCAAAGTCATCAATAACATCTTGCTTAGCTAACTTCTGAATGTAGAAAACAGATAGCTCTTCAATGTCATTAATCTCAGGCGGTTGTTCCCACGGGTTGTTGCCGGGTTCACCTGTCAGTGACTCGCCGGGGATTGGTCTATCAAATGGTCCTGCTAATGCCATGGTATTATCCTACTTTGCAAATCCTGCACCGAAGTACAAGCCGACAATGGCTGATACTATGTGCGTATCTAATGGTGTAATGACGAAGCCCTGTGCGTATTTCCATTTAACTACTTCCTCACCTGGTCCGAACATAAAATCAAAGAACCCTGTTTGGATTTCTGTGTAGCCAACATATACACCTACCTCTGGGTAGAACACAGCGACTAGTTTTGGTAAAACAATTATACTAAATACAGCAGACAATGCAATAAGTCTTCGCGTCCAAGCAAAGTGTTTATCGTTCTTACCTGCTTCACGTGCCAACACCGCTTGCTTAGCGTTGAAGTTAGCACGTTCCATGAGCATCTTCTGCTCCGCTTGACGGGCCTTTATACTCTGGCCCCAAATGCTCATGACCCCACCTAATACGGTAGAGCCTAGCATGGTGATGAGTTCTAGTGGTAGTCCTAACATTAGTTATCTGCCTGTCTAAGTAGGTTCGTAACAGTAGTAGCTCTGTCTCCTACCTGTCGTGCGTATGTAGAAGATGCCAAGTTAGCTGCTGCTGCATCCCAATCACCATTATCTAGTTGTGTGCGTAGGTTTTTCCATACATAGCTGCCATCTTCTTTTTTCTTGTTGTAGAAATCACCCATGTTAAAGGTTAGGTCTAGTATAGCACGTTTACCTTCATCACTCATACCGTCATAAAAATCATAACTTTCAGCAATGTTTCTATGTTCTTCTAAGTCTTCCTCAAACAAGTCTGCTACTTCAGACTCAGGCATAGGGTTCTGTTTTGTATACTTAGAATAACCGCTATCAGCTAAGGCTTTATCACTACCATCACCTATTAGATGTCCAATACCGATAGTCCAAAGGTCAAGACTGTCTTTGTAAGGGTAGTTTTTCTGTCCTTCATGATGTGAGATTTGACGTTGCATAATGGTGTCTAGGTCTGCTTCAGCACCTGATAAGCTGTCTAGTGTAGCTTGATCTAGTTCTCCTGTTACCTCTAAGCCGTTTTGCTCTTGGTATCTAGTAATAGCACTAGATGTGTTTGGCCCTGCAATACCGTCAGCAGTACCTACCTCAACATAACCTAAGTCAAACAGTTTTTGCTGCGCCTCAGATGTCCCTGTTATAGGTGTTGTTATAGTTGTCTCTTCTGCTGCAGGTGCAGGGCGTGACATCAAGCCTTGCTGATCTGCTGCCTCTGCTGAAGGTGATACATCAACAACCTCTTCATCTGCATAATCTTCAGGGAATAGAACTCTACGCCAATCCTGTGTGTTTGCTGCAACTTCTGTTTCACCACCTACAAAGCTATCTACTGCGCTGCTTAGTTGTACAGTAGAGTCTTGTGCAAGTTGATTCATCACACTAGACAAGGAACCGTCTTCTGCTGCTTTACGTAGCTTAGCACCCAGCTTGTCTTTATCTTCTTGTGATATAGAAGGTAGCTCTGTTGTAGTGATGCTAGGGTTAGCCATCTCTTCAGCAAAATCATACAACGGCTTAGGGTTAGTCATCAAGCCTTGCTGTGTATCTGTAACGTCTACAAGTGTTGCACTGGGGACACCCATACCACCTGTTTCGTCAGGCTTGTCGCTACCAAGGCCACCCATATCGTTTAGGAACACTTCAGCAATCTCAGCATCTGTCTTACCTGCAATAGCTGCATCATTAACAGAACGAATAGCTGCATTGACCATTTGTTGATCGTAGGTAGAAGCTTCTTCTACTACAGCCTCTACACTCTTACGCTGCATGTAGTCTTGTGCTTCACCATAGTCAGGATCGTTATACAAAGACATAGGGTCTGCTGTGACACCTGTGTATGTAGTAGGTGTGTAGCCATTATTGGTAAACGCTGATGTAACTTTTTCCCAAAAGCTAGGCTCTTTATCTTCAGCAGGTTTAGGCTTAGGTGTAAATAAACCTGGTGCCTTATCATCATCGTCGTCACCGAAACCGCCTATAACTACAGAAGAACCGCCTGAATAAGTCTTACCTGTGTTAATAGCACCTACGCCTAGGTCTGCATCTAAGTTACGACCACGGCCTGACATACTAGGGTTGTAATCAGCCATTATAATCTCCGTATTAGAACTTAATAGAACCAGCAGCGTTAACAGCAAGCTCACCAAGGAACTTACCCAAAGCAGACGATAGGAAACCGCCACCTTCTTTGTCATCGGCTGTAGCATTAATCTTCGCAATCATAATATTAGCGTCACGTTCTGATGCATTCTCTGCGGATTGCCACGCCCACGCAAGTGTGTCACGTTCTCGCTGTACAATATTGTTATACGCTGTCATAGTCAAGTTGTTAGCAGCTAGTGCAGCATCACGATTAGCTTGGTTTTGCGCTGCGTTAGCTGCTGTAGTAACGGATTGCGCCCATGCTGCATTTGCTTGTGCTACTACTAAGTGGTTCTGTGCATTGAACTGCTCACGGGCATTAGCTTGTGCAGAGTTGAACTGGGCTAAAGCATTAGCTTCACCTGCATTAAACCTAGCCATAGAGTTAGATTGTTCTGTGTTGAACTGAGATACCTGTGTAGACAAAGAAGCAAAGAATTGGTTTGTCTGGTTCTCTGATGTAGCATTGAACTGCTTAGCTGCGTTTGCTGCAGCAGTGTCACTCAGGATAGCGTTGACACGCTCTTGTGCTTTGAAGATGGACATCTGCTGTTCATTACTCAAGTTAGTCATGTCCATTTGAAGGAATGCTTGAGCGTTCTGCACCTGTGCCTGTTGACGGTTATTCAGGTTAGTTAAGTCCATCTGTGACATCGCTGCAGCATCAGCCATAACCTTAGCTTGACGATTATCCAAGTTAGCTAAATTCATAGTCTGCGCCATACGTGCATTCTCTAGGGCTACCTGTTGCTCAGCCGTAAAGTTCATGTTAGCGATTTCACTAATCTTAGCTGCGTTCTTTACTTTAGTTTGAAAAGCTTGGTCAAACTCCATGCCCATAAACTTAGCACGTTGTTCAGCCTTAAAGATAGCCATCTGTTGTTTGTTAGACGCATCCATTTGAGCAATAGGTAGTGCTGACTCCATAGCGGCCTGTACAACAGCCATACCTGCCATAGAGGAGGAAGCTAAGCCACGCGATGCAAGCTGCGCTGTAGCTGCCCTCATAGCCCCTGCAGCCCAAGGGGGTGTACCCTTGTCAAAGTCTTTCATCAACTCGCCCATCTCGTCTGCAACGGATGCGGCTTGTACCTCTTCTTCTCCACCAAACTGATCAGCTACACGCTGCTGATCTACAGTAGTACCAGAGATCATCTCACCCGCTTCTAATTCACGAGTAGGTGCGCCTTGTACCTGAGCAGCTTCACCCTGTGCAGCTTCTAACTGCATCTGAGCCATTTGTGTAGGATCACCTTGCGCTGCTTGTACTTGAGCGTCTTGACTTACTTCACCCTGCGCTGCCTCTTGTTGCTGTAATGCTGCGTCTACTGCAGATGCGGCTTGTTGGGCTTCTACTTGTGCAGCAGGTTGGGTTGTGGCTGCTTCTGCCTCTGCTGCAGGTTGTGCTTCTGAGGTTACAGCCATAGTAGGTGCGCCTGCTTGACCTGCTGTAGCGTCAATCTGTGTAGCTGGACCACCAGTCCCTGCTACTACTTGAGCATTAGTCACAAGCTTTTTAGGATCGGCAGTAATAGCTTTAGTAAACTTAGAGGCATTACTATCTTGTGAGTTAGTACCTGTATCTGTTGTTTGGGC